ATAAGAAATACGTCCCCATCCACGGACGCGAAGATACGCGTTCTCGCCGCCCTCATCAGCAACCATATTTCCTGCCGCATCATAGATATATCCATGCACAAATTTAAACGGAGGCTTGTATAGCGAAATCGCTAATTCACGAAGCCCTTTCAGTTCTACGTTACTCATTTTGAGCCTTTCAATTTCAAACGTTTTGTCAATCGATCTGCCCAATCATTCCAAAGTTTTTGATGTTCATTTGCAGCCCATCTTCCGCCTTCATGCTCATAGCCAGCAAGATAGACATCCTCGCCTGTTATCGCCTGTGTGTCTGTACCAGACTGTTCCTGCTTTGGTTGTGGTGCTGCGTAGAGTGGTTCTTGCGTCCATCCTCTATCGATTTCATCCTTGTCTAATTCCCGCATACTGGCTTCGGTGAAACCCCCTTGCGTGTGCAGCCACGCTACTGGTTCAGGCATCGACTGCGCTGGTGCTACCGCTTGCGAGGGTGGTTGCTTGCACGAACAATGACACCCCCGTCCCTCATTATCTGGGCAGCTTTTCGGATCGCCGCTGCAATCGATTGGCCTATCATCTAACATCGCCGATTGTGGTTTCAGCACAAATAGCTCGACCATTCCTTCGCCACCTGTCGGCCATACCGAATCGATCATCTTTGGCAGACCGTGAGAAAACTCTATGCCATCAGCGTAAGAAATTCCCACATACCCGAGATGCACAAATTGCGCTGGCGCTTCAGTCTTAGCGGATGGTTGCGCTGATTGTCTGGGCGCTAATGCATCCGCAAGCGCATTGGTAGCGGCTTCTTGCATTGCGATGTCATGCAAGCGAAGTTTGTTTTTAGCCTCTTTAAGTTCCGCCACTAAAAACTTGGTTGTTTTAACCATTGCATCAATATGATGCGTCTTGTTGAAAATTTTCCCGTCGTAGGCGACCAATTCCCGTTGCCATGCGTTCGCGTACATATCTGCATCAGCATTCGCATTTTTTACGGCCTTCTCAAGCTGCGCAATCTTGGCTTGGCTTTCCCGCAACGCATCCCCATCCTGCACTGGTTGCGATTCGCTTAGTGTGGCGAGGGCGGCAATATCTGCTATGGCTCTCTTTGCCCTAGCAGCAGGCCACACAGCAGTCCTTTCCGCAATTGCTTCCAGCGCTTCCAATGCCAGCTTGATGGCGTCTTGTTTGTTATTCATGCTCCACCTCGGCTATATCTAAAACTTCGATCAGATCGCCTGTCTCAACTTCATCGGCGCATTGATGACAAAGGCACGGCGAGCTTGCAATTTCCCATGCCATTTCTGCTGCGGACTCTCGATTTTCTGCCTCGACTTCAACGCTTACAGTTGCATCAACGGAAAACATAACTCTGAATTTTTTCATTCCCCGCTCCCTGTTTGCATTCCCTGAATGGCTGCGTTGATAGCGTCCTGATCCATTGCCGTGCGCCGTTTTATTTCAATGATCCGTAGCGGCCTATCGTTCGTTGATTTGCAAAACTTCACGCATGCCAACGAATCTTCTAATTTGCTGTGCCCCGGCGTTTCATCTTCCCAATGCGGCAAGCATGATTTACGCTGTAGCACGAACTTAGTTTGATATTCGTTCGCATCCTCCTGCGCCTTCGCATCGTTTGCTTGGGCGGATAGGATGGCTTTCACATCGCTGAGTAGCACAAATTCGCCATTGTTTGCAGGTATCATTTCTGCATAGTCAAAGCCTTCAAACAATTCATATGTTTGCAAGCTATCCGTCAGCCCTGCCGCTTCATTCTGTGTTGGTGTAGTCATTATTTAGCCTTATAAATAAATTCAATTCCGCCAGATTCTGAGGCGATTTCTTCTCGCGTCACATAGCCTTTTTCGTACAGAGTCTTTAATCTGATCGATGCCGACTGAATAGAGATTTCAAGAATGTTGGAAACATGAGCGCTACCGACACCATCAGGTTCCAGCACGATCAAATCCAGCAATGTGCGTTGAGGTGCGCTTATAATCACTCGCTTGTACGCTTCTGGATCAGCAAGAAATAGTTTTCGCAGATCACTCATGATTGATCCTTCCCTTGCTGGATGGCTGCAACATATTCACGCGCTGCATCAAGTTCCGTTGACCAGCCTGCTGTTGACTGCCAAGTTGATATGAATGATGAATCTAGCGCCTTAACCAAATCCTGCAATAGTTCTTCTGCCTCAGTCATAAAAACATTCACGCTTGATTCTCCCCACTGTGACGGCCAATCTCACTCATTGCGCGATTTCTCACTTCATCCCATCCGATTAGGATTTCCAATAGATCATCCGGCCTCAATGAGTCACCCCATGAAAATCCTTCTGGCAGCAGGTCAGCCAATATTTGCAGCAAGACTGGATTTAATTCTGGAATCTGCAACGCAGCCATCACTCACCACCTTTCGCATCTTGGGATGGTAGGGATTGCTGAAGCACTTTGAATTTCGCAAGTGCTTCAGCATCTTTGAATCCAATAGAATCGCGTCCACAGTTGTATGCATATGATGCAAAGCTAAGTATCACCTCATCGCTTACCTGTGACTGGCTGGACTGCAAAGCCGCTAGATCATCCTCGGCAGCCTTGCGCAATTGGTGAGGCGTCTTACCTTTGCATCGCTGAATCGTAACAACCAGCTTTTCATCTGGCAAAATCAGTTTGCTATAAAATGATACTTCCAAATAGTTTTCAGCATTTGACTTGGCAATTTGTTCGGCGAACATTTCGGCAAAAATGCGGCATGCCCCACCTTCAAGTTCGACATTCATAACCCCGTTGCGAAATAAAATCTCGACAATCTTTGTCTCATCAAACAAGCGTTCGCACATCTGTTTTCGCAAAGCTGCATTCTCATCCGTAAGCTCTGCAATGCGCTGCGCAGATTCTTGGCGGACGGATTCGAGTTCTGTGTTTAAGCGCTCAATCTCCGCTTTCTGCTCTTTCAAAATTACGTTGTATATGTCCATGTGCGCTCTTTCATTACACTCATCGTCATCAATCCCAAACTTACATATTGGGCATATGTAACTGTCTGCTGAATCGCATAGCGCTTCTATTTGCGGATCACCAAGCATCTTTTTTCAGCTCTGCACGTTGTTTGGCAAGTGATTCAACCTTCAATGCAATGCGCTCAATTTCCATTAGCGCCAACTTTGCGACATTGATTAACTGATCGACGCTTTCATGTGTTTCGTTTTCCCCTGGTTGCATCTTGCGAAGTATTTGACCTGCTGCGGATTGCAATGCAGAGCAAGCTACAGACAGTTCCTTTTTGGCGTTTTCATGCGCAGCTCTCACGGTACTGTAAGAGCCGCGTGCCATCAGAACTTCTTTAGAGATTTCTGATAGGTCGATCATGATCAGAAGGGAATATCAGTTGGATCAAAATTTTCCGGCGTCGAATGACGCTGTGATGCTGGCAATGGCTTGGTGCGGTGTTCTGATTCTTGATCCTGATCCGCTGCCTTTGGTACGCCGCCAAGCATTTGCATACTGTCCGCAATGATCTCCGTGGTGTAACGCTCCACGCCATCCTTGTCAGTCCATTTGCGGGTTTGCATCTTGCCCTCAATATAGACAGATGAACCCTTTTTTAGATACTGACCGGCGACTTCGGCCAACTTGCGATAGAAGGTCACGCGCACCCATTCCGTGTGCTCTTTCTTCTCTCCGCTGGATTTGTCTTTCCATGTTTCAGTAATTCCGATGCTGATATTTGTTACTGCGTCACCGTTCGGCATGTAGCGTGTTTCAGGGTCACGGCCAAGGTTGCCGATTCCAATAAATTTGTTTAAAGCTGCCATGATTAATTAACCTTTTTCAATGCCGTCATGCGGCTGTTAAAATGTCCTGTGTACAGACGCTTCTCATCCTGAGATAGACCGTTCATGATCTTGGTCAGCGATTGAATGTCCTTCGCCGCGTTGAACTGCGCCACGATCATGGCATCTGGTTCTGGATCGCCGTCAGGCTGTTTAGCATGGCCTTTTGGCGCGACATCGTGCGTTGTGCTGTCCGCGTCGTTATCGCCCTCGGTAGGGATGCAGAAGGCTTGCATTGCAGCGTATTTGTAAGCTGCGCTCATGGCCTTGTTCGTGGCTTTATCGCCGCTGTCCATCGCTTCGCCAAAGGTCACAACTTCATGCTTGCTGCCATCTTCTGCACTGACGAAATCAAAGCGAACTTTGACGGTTACATAGAACAGTGCGCCGCCGTTTTTAGTTGCTCGTTCTTCGCATTGACGCTCTAACACGCAGGGGAGAATACAAAGGTTGTTTGCTGAAAGCATGGGAGACAGCGCGTTAAATACGTCGTCAATGCCTCTAAAATTGTAGCCCTGCTGTTGATTCTTCCTCGACTTGCCGATTCCCTCTTGCCCCATTTGATGGGTTACTTTTGATATTGCTTGATACACATGTGCTGTTGTCATGATTAGTCTCGTTTAGCTTGCGTTTAATTTCACCGTAATACTCGTCTGCTTCTTCCTGCTCTTGCTGCTCAAAAAACATCTGTCCTGATTTGCTCATGATTCACCTTGATCCAATCCGCTGCGACCGTGCCAGCGCTGCTTGCTTCCTGTAATACGATTCGTTAATGTGATGCTCTCGTGCTCTCAATGCTTCGGTATCAGCGCTCATGTTGTAATGGCTTTCCTTGCGCATCCAGTACCATTGACGTAGTGGCTTGGTAGCGCCTTGCAGACGTAATGAGATTAATTCGCGCAACGTGATCGTCCTCATCCCAATTTCCCCGTAAAGAAAAGCAATACGCCAATCATTCCAACTGCTGCAATAACCAATTCAACAATATCGTTTTCAGGATCGGCAAGGTACGCTTTCACTTTCTCCATGCGCGTCTGCTTGATCAGTCGAAGCGGGATGTATAGCTCGTGATCATCGACTATCATTAGTTTGTATTTTTCGTTCATGCCACCTCCTTTGTATCTTCTTGCTTCGTGTCAGCAGGCCAAAGTTCCGCATGCTTGCGAATGAATGCGAGCGCGGCGCGATACTCTTTTGCGTGATTATTTGATCCATGCGTTTCATCCAGCGCAGATTCAAATTCATCGATTGATCCGCTAAAGCATCCGGCTTTAATATGCAATCCAGCATTGGTAATAAACGCTTGCAGATAATCCGATCTGGAACCTATCGGGCCAAGTTGGATAAAAGGACGTTCGCCAGATAATTTTTTACCGCGCAGGTTGGCATCGGACAGGTTGGCACCGCGCAGGTCGGCACCGCGCAGGTTGGCATCGG